GTAGCGGAAACAAAACAGAAATACATGGATAAAGTTTTACCCCATATTGACAGACTGGAAGCCTCGTTTCAGAACGGCGTATGGAATGCTAAGCAAGGTGCATTGTGCGGGTGGTGTCCAGTCACCCATTGTGAACATTACGTAAACAGGAGTAGAAAATGAACGAAGACGAACAAGCGGCGTTAGCCTATTTAAAACTGCAAGATGATGCAAGGAAATTGATTCGAGATGTTATTTTTGATTTACTATTGGTCAAAGATGACCCTGCATCTGAGATCGTTCACAGTGTGCTTATTGACATCATTCGGACTGCAATTGAGGACAAAATAGATGTGAGTAGTAACGATGTCAATCCCATAAAACTTCCGCAACATAAACTTCAAGATGCAATCCTTAAACTAGTATTTCCACACAGGAGTTAACATGACTGAAGAGGAAAAACAACAAGCGGTGGCTTATTTAAAACTGCAAGAAGATGTGAAGCAACTGATAATTGACACCATATATAAAGAATTACAAAACTATGGGAGCCCCTTACATAACCATATTACCACTGCAGTGCTTGGCAATTATTCAACAGACCAAAAAATTAAAGACGTTATCAAAAAACAAATGGAGAAATTCTAATGACTGAAGAAGAACAACAAGCAACACTAGCGTACATCAAACTGCAAGACGATGTAAAGGGAATGATTGTAGATGTAGTGACCAAAGAATTTATAAACAAAGAAAGTAAACTTAGTCGTTTTATCGGCAATTACATTGAGCGCACCGTGGTCAATGTAATCGGCAGAACAGTGCACGAAGAACTTGACAAGTACAAACAGCAAATGATAATGGAGATCTGCCTAGCAGTAGGTAAAACAATGCAAGTTGCTGATAAACAAGGCCGTACTCCTTTATGGGAAACCGACCCCGCAGAATTTGGATTGGGCGAAGCGGATTTAAATAGCCACATGATCGAAGGAAGTCAAAATGCCATACGTAAACAAACCTAGACCGTACAAAAAAGAGTACAAGCAACAAGTGGAGCGTGGTGAACACGAGTCCCGCATGGAGCGTCAGCGTGCCCGCAACGAGATGGACAAGAAGGGCATCGACCGCAAGGGTAAAGACATCGACCACACAATTCCCTTATCCAAGGGCGGTACAAATGCTCCGTCGAACTTGAAACTCAAGACCCCAAGCGCCAACCGATCTTTCAGTAGAAACAGTGATCACACGGTCAAAAAGAACAAACCCAAGAAATGAGCTTAGCTACATACAACTGGCCCCGACCACACGGATACACTCCGTTCGCCCACCAAGTTCAGACTGCGGATTTCTTGACCAAACACCGAAAGGCATTCTGCTTTAACGAGCAGGGTACAGGTAAGACTGCGTCAGTCATTTGGGCAACCGACTACCTCATGACACGGGGTATCTTAAAGCGGGTTTTGATTGTATGTCCACTCTCGGTGATGAAGGCCGCATGGCAGGAAGACTTGTTCAAGTTTGCCATACACCGCAGGGTCAGTGTTGCTTACGGCAGTGCACGTAAACGCAAAGAAATTGTTCTTGGTGGCGCTGAGTACGTCATCATTAATTTTGATGGGATTGAGATTGTTAAGAATGAAATCATTCAAGGTGAGTTTGACCTGATCGTGGTTGATGAAGCGTCAGCCTATAAGAACGCACAGACAAACAGATGGAAAGCGATGAGGGATTTGGGCAAGCACATCCATGGACTGTGGATGTTGACTGGAACGCCAGCCGCTCAAAGCCCTGCGGATGCTTACGGATTGGCAAAGTTAGTCAGCCCAACCAACGTACCAAAGTTCTTTGGTGAGTTTAAAACACAAGTGATGTACCGAGTCAGTGAGTTTCGTTGGTTACCCAAAGCCGACGCTGATCAAACAGTACACAAAGCTCTTCAGCCCGCTATCAGATTTGAGAAAGCACAGTGCCTAGACCTGCCACCACTTACCTATACTGATCGAGACGCACCACTCACGCCGCAGCAGTTGGCGTACTACAAGAAACTTAAGAGTCAGATGTTGATCGAAGCAGCGGGTGAAGAAGTCAGTGCTGTCAATGCCGCATCTAAATTAACCAAGCTACTTCAGATTTCATGTGGTTCAGTGTACACAGACACTGGGCAGGTGGTGGACTTTGATGCGTCGAGCCGACTGAAAGTGGTCAAGGAAGTGATTGATGAGTCGAGCCACAAGGTGTTGATCTTTGTTCCATTCACCCACACGATTGAATTGTTAACGAAATACTTAACCAAGAACGGAATTACAAACGATGTTATTAACGGCGATGTGAGTGCAAACAGACGTGCAGAGATTATCAGAGAGTTCCAGAGCAATCCAGAGCCAAAGGTTCTCGTCATTCAGCCACAAGCCGCATCTCATGGTTTAACCTTAACCGCCGCCAACACAATCATATGGTATGCTCCGTGCACCAGTGTTGAAACCTATCTCCAAGCAAACGCAAGGATTGATAGACCCGGGCAACGTAATCCAATGACGATCGTACACATAAGAGGTAGCGCAGTTGAGAAGCGCTTGTACGAAATGCTCAGGAACAATATCAATAACCATGCGAAAATAATTGAGCTTTATAAACAAGAATTAGGGGAAGAAGACTTGACAATGTCTAACCCCGACGTATAATAACAAAACCATAACAAAGAAAGGAACTAATTATGGACGATCAAGTTCAGGAAGAAAAGCCCTCCGTTGATTCTCTAGCCCAAACGTATATCAAGATGCGTGACAAGCGAGAGGTACTCAAACGAGACTGGGAAGCTAAAGATACCGAGATTAAAGCTCAGATGGAAGTCATCGAGCAAGCACTGCTTGATCTTTGCAAAGAGATCAACGCAAACAGTATCTCCACCAATCATGGCACGGTTATTCGATCAGTTAAATCACGGTACTGGACGAACGACTGGGATTCATTGTATCGAGTTATCAAAGAACACGATGCATTCGGCCTGCTTGAGAAACGAATTCAGCAAACGCATATGAAAGAGTTTCTACAAGAGAATCCAGATCTTCTCCCCGCTGGCCTCAACGTGGAGAATCAATACACCGTACTTGTTAGACGTAAAAAGGAAGAGTGAAATGAGTAACGTAGCATTATTTAACCAAGACTTACCCGACTTTCTGCAATCTGCGCCAGTCAGTGAGTTAACCAAAAACTTGGCCGGTAAATCTGGCGTCCCCCGTATTGTGCCCAAGAACGGAATCTTCCGTAAGATGCTCGGCACTGATGAGCAGGGCAAAGTTAAAGGCGATTTGGAAGTTGTGATCATCAACGCTTCACCAAAAGTGGGACGTATTTTCTATGTAAAAGCATGGAATCCTGAGTCAGAGCCAACATCACCCGACTGCTTCTCTAACGATGGCCAAACACCCGATAAAGGTTCAACCAATCCACAAGCTGAGCGTTGCGATTCTTGCCCCAACAACATCAAAGGTTCAGGTCAAGGCACATCCAAGGCTTGCAGATACACACGACGTATTGCAGTGGTTCTTGAGGAGGACTTTGGTACTTCATTAGAAGGCCGAGTCTACCAAATGAACTTGGCATCCAAGTCTTTGTTCGGTGAAAGCATCGGCGACAACAAGTTTATTTTTGAAGACTACACCAAGCACTTGGCTAATAACGGCAAGAGCATTGAGCACGTTGTCACTTCATTGAGCTTCAATGAGAACAATGATAACCAGTCTATCCTGTTCACGCCTATGCGCTATATCAGTAAAGATATTTACGCAGTCACAAGCAACGCCGCCGCCAAGCCTGAAGTGCAGAAGATGGTCATCATGACACCATATGAAGCACAAGCAAGTGGTATGAAATCTTTGCCGAAGGCTGAGCCAAAAGCTGAAGCGGTTCAAGAGCCAATCCAAGAGCCAGTCAAACGTCCTAAAGCTGAAGCCCCTGCGGTTGCGCCCAAGAAAGACTTAGACGATGTTCTCAAAGCATGGAGTGAGGAATAAGTATGAGCTATGGTTACAGTCAACGTTTAATTGAAGCGAATAAAGTAGCAGATGATTCGTTGGGTGTAGCCCTTGGCCGTTTGTGCATTGAACGAAGCATTCCAGTTAACACGGTTGCCGAGTACCTCGGTGTAAGTCGTGCTACGATTTATAATTGGTTTTGGGGTTCAACACTCCCAACCAAAGGCCACAGTGAACTGATTGTTTCGTTCATGCGTCAGCACAAGAAACGGAAGTAAACATGTTTGATCTACTAGATGCTGTTCTACCAGCAGAGGGTAGGTACTGCGTGTTTGGTTTGGGTAAGTTCCCAGACCAGCGCTTCTGCGATACACGTGCTGAAGTTGATGTAATAGCGCAAGAGTTTGTCAAAAACAAAGTCAATGCTTTCTATGGCTGTGCCAAGTATGGAGAACTGAACAACAGGACTCATGCGAACGCACAGTTCTTTAGAGCACTATGGGTTGACATTGATTGTGGTATTGCAAAAGCTGCTGAAGGCAAGGGCTACGCTACGCAAGCGGAAGGTTTAACTAGGTTCAAAGAGTTTGTCAGAGCCGCCCATCTACCTACGCCAATCGTAGTGGATTCAGGTTATGGCATCCATGCATACTGGTTGTTGGAAGAAACAATACGCCGACCCGAGTGGGAAGCATTGTCCGATAGACTTGAAGAGCTGTGCAAAGAGCACGGACTCATTGTTGACCCTGCTGTTTTTGAAGCATCCCGAGTACTTAGAATACCCGGAACTTTTAACTTTAAAGGTGAAGAGCCTGTTGAAGTAAGAGTACTCTACGAAAATTCTTTGCGTGTTCCATACGCAGAAATGAAAGAACTACTCGGCGCCCCCGAGCCTAAAGAAGAACGGCCTGATTTTATCCCGAGGACGATGAGCCCTTTGATGACTCAGTTGGTATCCAACAGAGTTAGACGGTTCAAGACCATCATGATGAAGTCGGTTGAAGGCACAGGTTGTGCACAGCTTTTGCACTGCTTTCAAAACCAAGACACGATTGAGTATAACCTTTGGCGCAGCGCTTTATCCATTGCTGCTTTTTGCGTAGACAGAGATACTGCGATCCACAAGATTTCAAAAGACCATCCTGACTATGACTTTAGAGCAACCGAGCGCAAA